ATCTTGAGTGATCCACCAAATAAAACACCAACTTCAAGAAAATTCAGTTCATCAGTTCTACGATCAGAAAATGTCTGCTCATACCAACCAATGTAGTCATGGGCAGTTCCCTTATCAGTCTTAAATTGTGTGTGGATGTCAGTTAGTTTCATATTCAGATCTCCATTGATCGTACATTTCTTCATTCAAGTATTTGTCAACATCAAGGTCAGTCTCTGTTTTGTTATCAACAGACATCACTCTCTTCTCAAAGTTTACCACAGGGTTGTCACTTGTAGAACCATTACTCTTAAAGTGTACCGAAAGAGTATTGGAAGTCAACTCTTGATCTGCACACACTTCCAATTCTTTTAGATAACCAACGTTAAGTAGTTTGTTATTCTGCAATGTGATATTTAGTGCAGGAGTTTCATGGGGGAATGGAGTATCATTCTCAGCAAATTCTTCCATCTGCTTGATCCAATTGCGGACAAAAACCTTACCAAGACTACTGTTATTAATAATCAAGAAACTTGCAATCTCACTAATAAAGATTCCATCGGCACGGGTGTGTCCACCTGTATTCATGGTTGTTGCCTGCATATCAAATTCACTATCAATGACTTGTGCTAGATCTTCTAGAACACATACATCACTATCAATCATAATGAGTGGTTCTTCAAAGTCTATCATCGTCAGTAGTTTACTGAGTACTCTAGTCTTCTGCTGTGTTGCTTTTACCCAACCTTCAGAATGAACACCAGAGTATTCATCAATGACATCAGTATCCATAATTGATACATTATTTTTATCTTGTAGATACTTACGATAATTACCTAAACCACAATCTGCAATGTAAATGCGATTAAGGTTTGGGCAATTTTCAGTTAGAGAATTTACAAGTACATCAACGAAAGGAAAGTACGACTTGTTAGCCGTAGTAAAAACATTATATTTCATAATCAACAATGTGCAACAATAACATCATCTTCTACATGTCCATCCTCATAAGCAATAAAGTAGGACTTATTAATAGCAGTTACCTGCTCATAAATTTCATTCTCATTAATTGTATTTCCCCAAGTGCTGCCAGTGTCACCAAATAGTCTACGATCATCAATCATCAAAGTATGAGTTTTGACACTACTCTTTGCAATTGCACTGAGTTCAAATGGAAGTGGGCACTTGTATTCACCAATCGGTGCTCCATCATTATCCCAATGAGCATCCAACCAGAAAGTTGCTGGTTCTCCTAAACCCTCAACGATACCTTCAAATACATCAAAGGTATCACCCTCAACCAATTCCACACGACCATCTGCAATCTCATCAGCAAACCTTTCAGAGTTTGCTACAACACGTTCAGGATCGATCTCAATACTAATCACCTTATCATATCCACACTCTAGAGCAACTGCGACTCCATCACCCCAAAGTGTTCCAGTTTCTACGAATACATTATTCTTCTTATGCTTTAGAAGAACTTCTTTAGATAATGTGGACGACATCAAAAACCTCTCTTAATATTTTTTTCAAATGGATAGTTTGATCTAGTCAGATACTCATCAAGCACAGACTTATACTTTGAATTCTTTAATGTATGTTTTAATGATAAGAATTCTTGGACGACGTATTTATCCAAATATGGATAACGTGTTTCTATACCATAGGAACCAGCAACATACTCTTCCTTCGCAAGATATGATACCATAGTGCTCCCATAAAACGAAGCCCATGGAAAAATTGTTGACAAATCTTCAGGGAACAATCCACCAAAGTTACTATGCATAAACTTCTTCTCACCATTGAATCCATAGTCAGAGAAGACTTCATCTGACCCAGATCCAGAAAGATAGATTTTATGCCCTTCCTTACGAGCATTATCACAAATCATAGAAAGACCACAAGATCCATTATCATCCTGCAGTCTAGTATTGAACTCATTGTAATCACTACTAGAGGAATAGATGCGATACTTAAACTCCTCCACATTCTTATTGATGTAATCCTTATATGCCCAACGATTGTCCTGTAGATTTACACCACAAGAGTTTTCATTGAACATTTGATATCTCTTACGAAGCACATCCTGATTTTCATTACCAACAACAGTATATGCTTTATATGGAACATGTTGATTGTTCAATTCACATGCAATGCCACCACTATCATATCCACTAGACAACCCAATGAATACTTTTTCACGAATGCCCTTAGTCCTCTTACGAATAGATTCCCTAAATGCACCAATCCACCCATCAAATGATTCAGTAAACTGATGCAGAATAAACTCATAAGTAGTCAATTCATTGACTAGTTCCTTTGTTTCTAGATTGAATGTGAGAATCTTATTTGCATCTTGCTTGATTACCTTACGGAAACCAAGAGACTTTACAGCAGACTCATAACTTGCCACACCAATCTTGCCATCCTCAATCCCATACCACAATGGTTTAGTTGCAAAGGGATCGGTAACGAGATGTAGGAGATTGTTCTTAAAATCTGCTAAGACAATAGCAAACTCACCATCTAATGTAACAAATGCCCGTTCACCAAACTTCTTATACGTGGGAATAATACATTCACCATCAGATCCATAATCACCAAAGTCGGTATAGTTATAGATCTGCCCATTGTAGACACACACAATCTCATCATCATGATCTACAAATGGTTGTGGTGTAAAGTCTCCAGTGATGGAGAGAATATTATGAGCAATTGTATACTCATTGACGTTAATACTGTTTGTGGTATCAGGACCACGGAATCTCATATAATGATTTGTATAATCAAAATCATTTACTTCCTTATCCGTAAAAAGAAAACTGCACATTAACCAACTCTACTATGATGAGAACTTATGACTTGTGGTATATATTTGTTTCCTCGAATCGTGTTTGCTCTTCCAGGAATAATATTTGGTTTAATATTTAACTGCTCGCAAACAAAAGGAAAACTAATTTGATCTCTTGACGAGAACATACAGATTTGCTCCCACCACATCAAACCAAGTTGTTTTGTTCGACCATTATTCTTTTGAATTCGTGCAGGAAGTTCATATAAACCATTGTGTTCAGGATACTCCATCTCCCTGTAGAAGTCAAGTTGATCTTCTATTAAGTTAGCATGATCAAACCCAATCTGTTTGACTAGCTCTGCTTCTTCATATACACAATCTCTTTCGGGGTGTTGAAAGACTGCGATCTCAGAACCTTTCAAATACTCTTCAATCAGTTCTTCTGGATCTGCTTCTAAAGTATGAGTAGCATCCATCCAAATATAGTAATCATATCCAGGAAGAAATAGGTGAGGACATATCTTATAAATCTTTGCGTCTCTCCTATTTTTATATTTTGGATCTAATGAAAAACTAACGTACTCATGTCTATGCCACATATCATCAACAGACAGTTGATGTGGTTCTACAAATGCATGATAGTCAACTTTATCCAACCATTTTTCTGGAGTAATTAAATTATTCGTTCCGATGGACGAAGTAATTACTGCTATTGTTGCGTTTGACATAACCTCTTTTGATAATACTCTTGACTATCGATATACTTTCTCAATTCATCAGGTTTCATTTTCTGTATCTTTTCCCACTCTGCATTATTTTCTTGCATGTGTGGGTTATTGACCCATGAATTTGGAGTCCTGGCATGTTCCAAATGGTAAACCCAATCAGGAACTCTACCAACTCTATAACCAAGTGTTGTAAACCTATGATATCTTTCTACATCTTCTGGAGCATATGCTACAAAGTTTTCGTTTTCCAGTCCACCTTCAATATAGATATCCCTATTGAAGAACTGACAAAATCCATACTTAGACATGTAGACTTTAGTCTTCTTATTTAGAATCTTCATGTTAAAATCATTGGTAAGGAATTCCGTAACAAGTTCATCGTCAGCAAAGACTTGATATTGCCAATTACCATCACCATATGGATAGATTACATCCGCATGATCATTGTTGATAATCTCATATGCATGTTGGTATGTTTCTCTAGGAAGTAGAACATCACAATCATAATTCACAACCACTTTAGTAGTTGACATCATAATCATATCATTGAGAACTCTCTGTCTATGAAATGATGGTGCATCAGACTGCTCAAAAATATGTTTAAGATCTCCTACATCCCCATCAAGAAATTCCGTAATCTGTGGTAAAGCACTTTTTGCAAATACAGACTCGGAATCAACTTCATGTACTATGACATTTGTTTTAAAGTTTGCAAGAATATAACACAAACTCGTAATTACATTCCTCAATCGATCATCAGATTCTAATCTGATTGGAACAATGAAGGTTGCATTAGATAGGTCGATCTTTTTCATCTTTTATTTTTTTCTAAAACGTAATCCAATTCCTCTTTATTTACAACCCATGATCCTTCTGGATGATCAAATCGATAGTTGTAGTCCACATTAGAAGAACTAATTCTATTTGGGTGTTCACGATTAGCAACTAAGTATTGTTCAACTAATCCAGGATCACCATTTTGACACTTCATTCTGTGATAGAAGTCGGTATCCATTAGCAATTTTAATTTAGAATCAAATCCCACAAAACTCTCAGTTTCAAATGCAACGCAAGAAGGTGAACCAAGAAGGTTTCTACCCTCTAACATCATATCACACCATCTAGGAATCATGGGTCTTACAAAATTTCTGCCATCTGATGTATGTTTGAACCCACTGAATAACCACTTACAATCAGTTTCTCCAAGTGTTCTAACAATGATATCGAAAGCATTCTCATTAATAAAAAGATCATCGGAGAAGATGAGTTTGGTATATTTACCAGAACACATATCAACTGCAGAGTTTGTATTTGCTGGACCATTGCCACGATCTTCTACATTCTTGAAATATTGAATAGTAAAGTCTTGAGAATACTCCTCGCATACTTCAAGAGTAGAATCGTCCTTAGAATGATCTGAGATACAAACCTCAAAATTCTTGAATGTTTGCTTTGCAATACTTTCAAATAGTTCTCTAAGATAGTCTGGTCCTACACCACCCATTTCGTAGGTAGGAATAGCAACGGATAGATCAATCATACTTTCAACCAGTTACTAGGAACAATGTCACGAGTATCATTTTTTGCAGTATATCCTTCACCAAACCACCGAGCAGGAGCAACTACTCCTCCACGATTTGCCAACCAAGCACCCCACCATGAGAAAGAAGAGTTAGCAATAATGAAGTCTTTGCATAGAGACATCAAACATAGATCATAACGATTATCATTTCCTTCAGCAACCATGAAACGATCTGCAGAGAAGATACTTTGTTCCTTACACCATTCAGCATCATCGGAGAATACAATTACACTGCGATCATCATCAAACTTACTCAATGCTTCTTGATAGTACTCAGCACTACATGGTGGATGATCTGCTGCCTTAGAAACATAATCAGTTCTACGAACATGAAGTGCAAGAGGATTATCTACTTGTCCAATAAATTCAGTGCAAGTCTCTACAATCTCATCATGGAAAGTAAAGTCTTCTCTAATACTGTCAGTAATATTTTCAAAATATCTTTCAGTTTGAAAGTATCCAAATAGACAAATCTGATCAGGACAATTATCTACATACTCCTGGTCATAATGAAATTGCTTTTCCTGATAATAATCTGGTTGAAGTTGATACCCACGATTATTATTATGCGGGAGTTTAAAAGTTTCAAACAACTGATGATCCTTCCACTCATCTACAAAATCTGATTGGGGAATACAGAAATCATAATCATGTGCTGCAGCAATACCACGGAGTGCAGCATATTGAAACATTTGATTTCCAAGTCTTCCGTGCTGACCTAGATGATTAAAACCGATCATAATAACTTCAAGATAGTGTTGACTCTGTTAATAAACGTATGTTTTTCTTTGACAAAAAGCATTGCTTCTTTAATGTCTATATTTCCACCAGCATCTGCTTCTAGTAGATTTGAATATAATGTGTCTGGTGTACCACCGTATGCAACATAATCTCCAAATGCACGTTTTACAGATGGTGAATTAGTTCCAGTTACTCTACCATAACTAATATTCTTGAACATTCTACACGGAATATACCCACATTGCAAGTGCCAATCACTTCTAAAGTCTGGGCATAAGAATGAAGATCTAACTAGGTTCCTATTCTCCTCATCGGATGCATTTTGTGTAAAGACTTTGAATGCTACATTGTCTTTATTCCAAATAATATCTGCAAATGATTGTGCCCACCAAGGTCCTTGCTCATAAAGCATTCCAATATAGTTTAACTCTCTTTTATTCCTGTCAAACTTTGCAGGATTATTCTCATCAATTTCATGAGGTAGTAAGTCTGTTCCCCAAGGTTGATAAAGAGTACGAGTAGATTCATCCCAATATGCCAAGTGATCTACTTTTTCATGAACCTCCAAACTTGGCAAGTAGTTTCCCAACTTCAAAACATTCTCATAGGGAACACCAGCATCGGTTAGATATTTGGTATCGATATGATGAGTAATGTACTTACAATCATTACGAAGTGGCATTCCATTCTTTACAAAATTTTCTGTAAAGAAGACGGAATCACTAAAATCATACTGACTTAGATCATCTCGTGAATCAATCCAATAGACTTCATGATCAAGATAATCAAATGCTTTGTAATAAGAACTATGGATATAACTGTGAGTGTGTTCGTGGAGTTTGTGCCCCCAAATATAAATCTTCATATCATTTACTCCAAAGGTCTTTCAAAAATATAATGTGGGTTTTGAGATTTAAACATTTCTACTTGCTCTTCAGTTTTAAAGAATTTAAAGAGTGTCGTATTTGAATACTCTTTAATCTGATATTTTACTTTAATCATTACAATTCATATCATTGCTAATTGTGGGTTTGATGCCTTGCGTCCAATGTCAAGGATTGATAAAATTTGACCCTCGTCTTCTAAAACGAGTTCACTAACTTGATTCCAATCTTCATCATACTTACGGATAATACCATCACCAAATGCACGATCACTTCTCTTTGCTGTGGGTGAAACACCTACCCAGAAATGATCATCTACATGAGCAAAACCACGTACCCATCCACCTAGATCTTTTGCAAAACCACCAGTAGATCTTACGAATCCTTCCTTAGAACTCAAAGTATAGATGTCACCTTTATAACTCCACAGATCATGACACTGAATACCCATATTATTATAGATCTGTCTTGGTGGTTGACCAATACCGTCGAACTCAAGAATATAACTACCGTTGTCCCAGTTGTGTGCAAGGATATATAAACGATCGTCAGTACCGTAAACAGTGTTTAGATGATGACTATCTCGATAACTACAATTCCTTCTTGGTGGAATCGGTTGCCAACGATCCCATTTCTCACCATCATAGATTGCAATGTAGTCACCATAACTTGATGTGCAGAGAAGTTTACCAGACCAGAATCCAATACCATGAAGATCTTGCAATTTAAAATCTTCTGGTTCAATAATTGCTTCAGACCTTAGTTTATTATCTAAGACCATAATATCACCAGATTCTTCTTCTGGTGGAATAAAAGTATTAGTATGAGTTGGATCACTATTACGGCAAGCAACATAATACTTACCAAAACTTTTTGCTAGTCCAAAGTAAAGACCTTTACCACGATCCACAGGAGTAACTACATTATCTTCACGGACATATAATACTGACCGTGTAGTTGCTACTAAGAACATTTATTAGACTCCCGAACTTGTGTACTAATCCAATCGTAAGTAATTTCAATACCATCTCTTAAGGACATTGTATAGTCCCATTCTAACATCTTACGAATCAAATCATTGTTTGAGTTACGTGCCTTTACACCAATACAATTGGCATCAATCTTATGAACTCTACGAACTGGTTTTCCAGCAACACTAGAAACAATATCTACAAGGTCATTGATACTAACCATCTCTTCAGAACCAATATTAACTGGTCCACTCCAATCGGATTGCATCAAACGATATGTTGCTTCAATGCATTCATCAATGAATAGGAAAGAACGAGTCTGTTCTCCATTACCCCAAACCTGAACATGTCCACCAACTTCAGGAACCTCTGCAACCTTGCGGCACATAGCAGCAGGTACTTTCTCCTTACCACCAGTCCAAGTTCCCTCAGGACCAAATACATTGTGATAACGAGCAACCTTTACATCCATATCATACTGCTTCGCAAAGGCAAAATACAGTCTCTCACTGAATAGTTTCTCCCACCCATACTCAGAGTCTGGTTGTGCAGGATATACACTTGCCTCAGATGTATCAATGTGATTTACATCCTCCTGGTTGAGTTCTGAATAGACACAAGCAGAAGATGAATAAAAAATCTTTGTAGTATCAATCGAAGTAATTGATGCTGCTCTTAAAACATTCAAATTAATCTGAACGGAATTGTGCATAATATTTGCATCATTCTCACCCGTAAAGAGATAACCCGCACCACCCATGTCAGCAGCAAACTGATAGATCTCATCAAAGGATCGATTACAAACATTCAATGCTAATGCATCATCAGTCAAATCACCAATAATAAACTCATCTGCTTCTGTTTCTGAAAACTCTGGGTACTTTAGATCGACTCCACGAACCCAATATCCTTCTTTCTTAAGACGACGAACCATGTGGCTTCCGATGAATCCACCTGCTCCACATACTAATGCTGATTTCATTCTCCACCACACCCTTCACAACAATTTTTTTTAAGTATTTCATTCACTTCATCATCCATGCCTCTAATTCCACCCATGGAATCAACAAACCAAGCATAAGTAAACTCAATACCTTCACGCAAACTAACCTTTGGTTCCCATCCAGTTGCTTTGATTCTGGAAGTATCCATTACTTTACGCATAGTTCCATTTGGTTTTTCAGTGTCCCACATAATGAGACCCTCATATCCTACTACATCAGCAATGGTCTCTGCCAGTTCTTTAATTGAAACTTCAATTCCTGTTCCAACATTAATAATTTGCTGAGGATCATCATAGTTATTCATCAAGTGTATACATGCACTCGCAAGATCATCCACATGTAAAAACTCACGTAAAGGTGATCCATCACCCCAACAAGTTACTGTTGGTAGATTTTCTTCCTTTGCTTTGTGGAATCTACGAATCATTCCAGGAAGAACATGAGACTTTTCTGGGTGAAAGTTATCACCAGGTCCATATAGATTACAAGGCATTGCACTAATAAAGTTGCATCCATACTGTTCATGATATGACTGACACATCTTAATACCAGCAATCTTTGCAATTGCATAAGCATCATTCGTTGGTTCCAAAGGACCAGTCAATAGAGAAGATTCTTTAATTGGAATCGGAGCATGTTTTGGATAGATACAAGATGACCCTAGGAAAAGAAGTTTTTTAACTCTCCAATCCCATGCCAGATCAATCATATTCGATTGAATCATTAGATTATCGAAGATGATCTCTGCTTTGTAATCCCTATTACCAAGAATACCACCAACTTTTGCAGCAGCACAGATAATATAATCTGGTCGTGATTCACTAATAAATGAACTTACCTCATTATATTTCCTAAGATCAACTGATCTATCGGCAAGAATAACATTATTATATCCTTCCTTCTTTAATTTTCTAAGAATTGCTGATCCAACTAAACCATTATGACCAGCAAGAAAAATTCTGGAATCATTGTCCATAGATACACATATCCTCAATTAGTTCATCGAAAGAAATTTCAGGTTCCCATCCTAGTTTCTCTTTTGCTTTGGTTGGATCACCAAGAAGAGTTTCAACTTCGGCAGGACGGTAATATTTAGGATGGACTGCAATAATTGTTTTTCTAGTATGCTTATCCATACCAATTTCATCATCACCTTCACCAACCCATTCAATTGTAATTCCAAAGTAAGGAGCAACCTTCTCCACAAATTCACGAACAGAATACTGATTGCCAGTAGCAATTACAAAGTCATCAGGTTCATCCTGCTGCAACATCATCCACATAGCACGGACATAATCTTTTGCATGTCCCCAATCTCGTTTTGCATCTAGGTTTCCAAGATAGAGAACCTTCTGCTCTCCAACAGAAATACGAGAAAGACCACGAGTAATCTTACGAGTTACAAAGGTCTCACCACGACGAGGTGATTCATGATTGAATAAAATTCCAGTACAAGCATACATTCCATAGGACTCACGATAGTTCTTTGTGATCCAATAGGAGTAAACCTTTGCACACCCATAGGGAGAACGTGGATAGAAGGGTGTAGTCTCAGTCTGAGGAGATTCCTGAACAAGACCATACATCTCAGAAGTTGATGCTTGATAGATACGGCACTTCTCCTCCATACCCAAAATACGAACTGCCTCAAGGATACGAAGTGTTCCTAAACCATCAACATTACCAGTATACTCAGGCATCTCAAAAGATACCTTCACATGACTCTGTGCAGCAAGATTGTAAATCTCATCAGGTTTACATTTCTGAAGGATGTGAACAATATTTGCGGAATCAGATAGATCACCATAGTGCAACTTAACTCGTTCATGATCAAAGATATGATCGATACGAGCAGTATTAATCAGAGATGCTCTCCTAACAATACCATGAACCATATATCCCTTTTCAAGTAGCAACTCGGCAAGATAAGAACCATCCTGTCCAGTGATACCAGTAATTAATGCTGTCTTCATTTTATTCTTCGCATTACTCATGATTATATCCTATATTAAATGTAAATGTCAATCTCATTTCATCAACTCTCTTCTGAGGAACAACTTCATGAACCATCCAGGGTGGAAATAAAATTACATCTCCATCATCTACTTCTTGATCATGCATATCAACGTACATATCATACAGTGGAGAATCTTCTCCAATATGAATTGGTTGACATAGTTTCATATATCTATGAGCATTATGAAACTTTGTTGGTGTTGCTCCTCTATTATAATAGATACATGACCAATATGAATTTGGGTCTCCAGCATTTCCTAGATGGTCATGCGGTTCTTGTCCTTGATCTTCATGGTAAATATTATACCAAAAATCCTTCATAAAGATGTTGTCATAAGATATATCAAGTCTTTTCAAGACTGCTCGCACATCATTGAATAGATCATTTTCCATAGTGTCTCTAACAAGAGGAGAAACATATGAGTCATGATCTTCTATCTCTGGATAAGTACTATTAAGCGAAAGTTCCCACCCATCAGGAATACGTTCTTTCCTTTCGATGGTTGGGAAGTTATAATTGCTATGCTTACTAAACTTAAATTTAATAACAGGGACAGAAAATAAAGGAATCAATTCAATTGACATAAGTCATCAGGAAAGTTGTGCAATTAGTGCTTCAATTTTTGCTTCTAGTGCATCAATTCTCTTAGTATCAGGAGTTGATTTTCTAGGAGGCATTGCAGGAAGTTTTGATGCATCTACTTTAGCACCTTTACCACCACCAGTGCAAGGTGTGTGTGCTTTTGCTTCTAAAGCAGATAGTCTTTCTTCAACCTTTGCTGCAGTAGCACCAGTTGGTTTTGTATGTGATTCTGTTTCTAGTGCTGTTAGTCTTGCTTCGACTTCTACGTCATACTTTGACATAGATGCACCACTTGCAGACTTTGCTGCTTGTCCTTTGTATGCCATGTTAATTTGATTTAAACGTCATGTAATATTTAGAATAAAAAAAGAGGGAAAGATTCCCTCAGGGTCTTGCAGGCTCGCCACTTGTTTTTTAAGGAAACAAGAAACCTAATAGGGTCAAAATTGACTCCACCAGTTCTGTTACAGTCCATCCGTGACTCTATTATAATCATCCTCTAAACGGACAATATCATCTTCTCTACATTCACCTTCTTGAACTTCTAGGAAAGTAATACCATCAGACTTTGCTGTAATTCTATGAACTTCACCTCTACCAATAATAAAAGATACACCTGGATTTGCTAGTAAATTTTCATTACCAACAATTACCTCCCCAGAACCAGAAAGAATATACCAAAACTCGTCTCTATGAGCATGTTTTTGAAGAGAAATTCTCTTGAAGGGCTTAACATAAATCTTTTTAATCACCACATTATGATGTCTTTCAAGATCTTTATACCAACCCCATGGTTTATCTACGTGATTCATTTTGGAAAATAGTAATCTTCTAAAAGTAACCCAGTTATGGGTTTTGCATCAAGAACTTCAAATGCTTCCTTATATGTATTCAGGATTGGTTTACCTGCTACGTTAAAAGAAGTATTGAGTAGAACTCCATGACCAGTCATAGTATCTAGTTCACCTAGGATCTGATAGATATATTCATTCTGATCTCTAGTAACTGTTTGAACTCTTGCAGTTCCGTCTACATGAGTAACAGAAGATAGTAATTTACGATACTCTGGTCTTACTTCAGGTGAAAAGGACATATGTCTAGACTCCTTCTCCCAATCAAAATACTTGTTTAAATCTTCAAGTCTTACAATAGGAGAAAAAGGTCTAAACGATTCCCGATTCTTCACATCAAGATTCATAATATCTTTCATGTCAGGATTAGTCGCATCACATAAGAGACTTCTATTCCCGAGTGCTCTAGGACCATGTTCAGATCCACCACGAACTACACCAAGAATACCACCACCAGAAATAATCTCTGCCATTTCTTTAGCATTAGTTGCCCATGATGTTCTTTCACGTAGATGTCTACCTATATTCATTCTATCCCATACGGGAGAACCAGCATAAGTTACATCAATTTGATAACCAGGTCTAACAAGAGATAGTAATGCTCCTAAAGCAATACCACAATCACTGGGATTTGGTGGTACATACAGTTCACGTTCACGTGCAATGTTAGTATTGTTAATAATATTCAATGCACAACCACCAGTCAAAACCAAAGGTAACTCTGGATACTTATCTAGAAATGGTTGTATCTCTTCCCTGAACAACTTCTCAAATACAATTTGATTTGTTGTTGCAATGTCTTGTGCAAACTGTAATCCAAATTGTTCAGACCAGTCTTCTAGTCCAAACTTTTTTACAAATCTACAGACGGCATCTGGAACATCATCATAAGTATTTGATTCATAAAATTGAATCAACTTATTAGCAATATCAGCACGATATTTACCATAACCAACATAACCCATCAATTTACCAGGATAAACTAGATTACCTTTGTAAATATCATCTTCGTTGCGAATAGCAGGAATGAAATGAGCAGCTGCCATATAAGAGACAGCATAATCTTTCTTACCAGAATACAACTTTACTGGGTCTTCACCTCTCTCAATGGTATAGACATTAAAAAAACCCTCATCAGAACCACCATCAAAAGAAACAACTAGTGCTTCATTGTATGGTGACTGATAGAAGGCAGAACAAGCATGAGCAACGTGATGATCACAATACTCAATATCGGCATTACCAAATACATCTTTCCAAGGGAATACTTCTTCAGGCATTGAATTAGCAATGACTACATCGTATTCAGTGAAGTTATACTTTGTTTTAAAGTATTCACTAATCTCTCTCACATACTCAGTTCTGCGAGGAGGATTCTCATAAAAATATAGAGCAGCATTTTTATGAGAGATAAATCTCTCAAGTTCTACTACTTCTAAAACTTCACTTTCATAGGACAATACAAGTGTTGCATTGTGAGAACCATGAATACCTAGGTTAAACATATTTTATTAACGACTTACCGAGTCTGTAACATAACAAGGAACACCTTCTGGATCTAACCATTTAGGATATTCTGGGTCTTCAATAGCAAGAAGCATTTGATCACCATTGTCAAACAAATAAACATCAGAGTATTTTTTAGTATACTCATTTGCTTTTTGCATACGAAAGTCTGGTTTACCATTCAGTTGAATGTAACCTCTTTGAACGAACCGATAGGGAAATCGTTCGTGAATTACAATAGTCTTAGTGGTAGCAACCGACTTAGGATCCAGATCGTTCATGCAACCTCCACAGACTCAAGATCAATAGCAACTTGTTCCATCAGAATATCATAATCATCAAGTGGATCACCAGAGAATACGACACCAGTGTTCTCGTAATAACGACGTACTTTTTTGAAAAGTTTTGGATTCTTCACGTCTAGAAGAATTTCACCGTTTGCAGCAGAACGAAGGGTATTGATATCCTTCTTGAACTTAGCAGTGATAGTCATTGTCTTGTGTAAGTTACTCTTGTAGTTTATCAGATTTGGGACTGAAAGTCAATCCCAATGCTTCCTGTGAGGATCGAACTCACCTTAGGCAAATTATGAGTTTGCTGCATTCACCAGATTGCTAAGGAAGCAGTGGTATCAGGAACCCTGATTATGATTATGATACCATAGAATATAGTCCTCATCATGTTCCTCCTGTGCCAGTTCGTCAGGTGGTTCAAAAGATTCTAGGGATGACTCTTTCTTCTCTGTTGTAGAGGTATTCTTTTCCGTAATAGTTTCTAAATTCTCTTGCATCTCTAAAATCAGTTCTTAGGTCGTGTAAGTCGTCATACCACCAATCAATCGGTTTCCAGTGGAAATACATGTTTCGATAATAATCTCCTTGGAAAGGATCAATTCTTCCATGCAAACATAGACTTTCGTAGAAGAGCATATCACCAGGTTCAAAAAGAACTTTATGATGCTTATGTTCATGATCAAAGAAATCTAATGCCCAATTCTCTTGTGATTGTTGGTCAACATAAATTATACAACTAATTATATGAGTTTCAATTCGGTCTCTGTGAAGATGTAGTATGGAATCCCGAACATAATTTCTAATCCCATATGCCCAAGTCATCTCCAACTCTTGACCAGACCAATCCTCAATCATAGGAGTGATCTCATCATAACACATATTATAAAGTTCCTGAGATATCTCAGTCTTCATACAGAAAGGTGATCTGGAACCTTTGATTGAAATTCCACCACTAGTATAAGTTTGATAGTTTCTATCATATTCAATATCCTGATCTTTAATATCAAAAACCAAGGTCTCATATTCATCCATCATGAATGAATAAAGATTATCAGGAACCTTTACTTTCTTAAAAGGAACATCATTAAATATGGGTTGTAAAACGTCTTTCATACTCCAACTAACTCACCATTTTCTTCGTGCATCCATTGTAGATGTGAAGATGAGTTCCATTGCCAGGTATCATCTGCCATTTTTCTCCAAGGAAAAACATCATCTAAATTTTCATCAGGTTCTTCTGGTAGATGATTAATTCCAAAATGATCTTCTGCTTGTCTACCTTCAAGACCTCTCATAATATTAATTCTTTTTGAGAACGTTGAGAGGTATGTTCCAAAGAAGTTTTCAGATTGCGAACATATAGTTTGCTCTAAGACTGCGATGTGAAGATCATCTTCCTCAAAGTCATCACCAAACTGATATTTAAAATCTTCGTAGAAGTGGATATTATACTGTTCCCCAAGCAAATTAAAGAATGATCTATCTTGCTCATCGGTAGCAATATAAAGAGGTAGAGACTTGTCATAAAATGGAAGTCTGTCTACCATCTCCAGTATCTTCTCAGGAGCATTTACACATGCAATATCATCCTCTCTTGCTTCTAAGAAATCATTCCTTCTAACATGAATTGAATTGAATTCTCCAAGTTCTTTGCGAACTGCATCTGCATAAAAGTAAAATTTATCGTGATACCTTAGAACTCGATTTACTTTATCTTTTAACTTATTCCTAAGGTTTTCACCACCAGGATAAACATGATACCAGTAGTGACCAAAAAGATTATTCTCAAAGTGAATAAACTGCTCATCACAGTCAAGTTCCATCACAGTTCGATTGTGGCAGAAATCATGATAATCTTGAGTGTCAATTTCTTTATTAACAAATACTGTGTGCTGATCAGAAACTGTAGATGATTCAAAAAAGATTTCAGCAAGATCTAATTCACAGTTTTTAATTTGTTTTGTATAAGAATTTTTTCCCTGCATCTTTCCAAGTTTTCCTTTAAACTCGGGAACATCATTATGTTCAATGCAGTCAAATTCTTCTAGAAGAACTTCCTTATCAAAGATTTTCCAGAAGTCAATCCAGTCTTCTTTCTTCTGACTCTTAGATAAAAAGAGCATCCAACAATCTGGAGGAAGAATAACCTTCCTCTTAGTAATTGCAGCAATTGCTAGGAACATTTCATATGACATAATGATGTTCACTAGTCCAGAATAGTAAGGACTAAAAGAAATATATCTAACCATATTATCGTAGTTTAGGACCAAGCATCCATGTTACAAGAGAAATTCTAGTACCCTTAGTCACAGGTCGAACACGATGTGGAATACGTGAATCAAATACAATCATTGTTCCCTTAATAGAAGGTGAAACAACTAGATTATTATGATAATCAATAAACTCTAGTTCACCACCTTCATACTCACTAGGGTCAGTGACTAGAAGAGTTGCACTTAGTTTCCTGGTGTATCGATTATCTTCTGCAGTTCCATAATCAGAATGCCAAGTATAATGATCACCAACATCATATTTGGTAATTTGAATACCATCTAGACAATTAAGATCATACTCCCAATACTCTTTGTTTGCTAAATGAAAGTAATGTGCAAACATAGAAGAAACCCAATCATCCTCATACATCCAAGAGACCTTAGAGTTTCTTTGGTTTTCAAATAATGCACCACTTTGACGATCTCCAATATGCGCTTCTGCATATGATTCATCATACTTTGGTAGTTCTTCTACCATTAGATCTATTAGTTTTTCGGGAATGATCTGCTCATAAAAAATGCAAGGATCATCGGCAATTTGATGCTTATTACTAGGGTCCATTATTATCCAATTTTTTACTGTACTAATTATAAGACGTTTTTAAGTCTGTGTCAAATCATCATTAATTGCTGTATTCTTGTAGAATGTCTAGAACTTTATTTAAAGTGTAGTGAGCACCGTCATACCATTGACCTGTCATTGATGAGTCCGTTTCTTTACCGTACAATTCATTTTTTAATCTATACACTCTTGCTTCAAGATCGATCTTATTCATTCTACTTCTTGGCATTTCACAGGTCCAATTCATTTTGCTTTGTATTTAGTGAGTCTAGTCTATCATCCCATGTAATTCCTTCTTCAGAACCACGTTTTGGGTTAATACAGTCATCGTTTCCTAACTTGTTGCATACTAGTCCAGCAAGATCATCCTCGTTTCCAAGTGCTCCTGTGCCAGACCAGTAGTGTTGTCCTTCTATCCAAGTAGCACCACACTTAGTGCAGCTTTTGCTTTGAGACATTTTTAACTCCATATTTTTTGTGAAAAGATTTCATGTCCTTTTCTAATTTACGCCTCATAAAGAATACTCGGATTTGGATAAACTCCATCCTAAGTTGTAAGTCAAGATAACGAATCAACCGTAGTGTAGACTCGTAACCACCAATTGCAATAAGTGCAAGGAAAATTAACAAGACAAGATATATTGTATAGTATACAGAACTCACTATCTTACCTCAAAGTCTAGTTTACGAACCTTTCTTCGTCTACGGTTCTCTTGATATTCTAAATCTGATTTTGATAAAGAACTGTAATTGTTAATACTTTTATTATTTTTTGTTATGATTACATCACCTAAATTAACTGCAGTCACCTTATCGTCTTTCAATACCATTTGATTTAAACAACCACAGCATTGATCTTTAGACGTACTTGATAATTCTGTTCTACAGATCTTACATTGTACAGATATCATGTCAGATTAAATTAACAATAACTGTATTTAGTAATATCTTATAAAGCGGATTAGGAGAATCGAACTCCTGACGAAAGGTTGGAAACCTTTAGTTTTACCTCTAAACTAAATCCGCATACTCCTCCACCTGGACTCGAACCAGGGACAGGGTGATTAACAGTCACCTGCTCTACCAACTGAGCTATAGAGGATTGTCATACTCTTTCTTCGTTTTAAAGTAGAGTTTATAATATGGTTTTTTCATTTCTTCAAGGACTTTCATATCCTCTTCAAAACCCATATACTTACAAAGTTGATAAGATCCCTCTAACTCACTAATCAATCTTAGTATGTTAGCAGGGTGTCTCTCAAGTCCACCAAAGTCATATTTACTCATAATGAAGAGGTGGCAACGATTCAGGCAGGACTCGAACCTGCGACCAACGCATTAGAAGTGCGTGGCTCTATCCATCTGAGCTACTGAACCAGTAATGGTAGTTCCTATCGCCGCTAACTCTAAACTACCAAGGGAGTTACCGCAGTTGATTTCTCAACTCTTAAATTATAAATCATCTAGTCCAATCTGTCAAGATATAGGAGATCAATTTCATCTTCTTCTAACCATTCCTTAAACTCTAATGATAGTGCAGCTGCATCTTCCCATTCAATATCTTCAGAAACTATACGTTGGTTAGCCCAATCAATAACATCCGAAACGCAATCGATGACTTTCTCTTCCATAGTACCCTTTCAACTCAGTCATCATAACACTCATCATCCTCCTCGTCAAGAACATATGACAACCTCATCATGATACGTGGATTTTCTCTCGTATAATACTTATCTATATTTGGTTGATGAAATGCCTTGGAGTCATATATAATTGCCTCATTAAATCCATAAGAAACGTCAAATGCTTTTTTTAATATACCATTAGTTTTCTCTTCATAGTTATCGGGAGTTATATCACTACAATAATCATTGTAATCATCAGCAAATTCTTCACTATCTTCTACCAAAGATCCATCAAATTCCCAAAAACCAGTAGAAACATCTCTCTGATTTAAATTAATAAGACCAATCATATTGAGTATTGATCTATCTGAACCTGGATCAGTGTGTGGTAACGTACAATTATTACTTCTAAGGTCATCTGTAGTAGCATCAAGTCCAGTATTATTATAGTAAAAATAATAAAACTCAGTCTCGTTCATAAACTCATCATGTTTTGGTAAGTCTGGTAGCATGTCCTGTGCAATAACTTCACCAGTCCAGTAAGGAAGTTTCAATGACATAATTCCAGGTTTGGCATTTGAGCAAGATTCCCACTTACTAATCAAAGATTGAAACTTAAGCATCCTATACGGATCTTTGAAAACATTCTTAATGTGAAGAACATGTTCATTATGGTCCGTGACTGTACATTTTTCACTTATCTCTGCACAGTATCTAAAGTATGAATCAATCGTTTCCATAATAATCCTTTCTAAAATATCTACTTAAAATATTACTATTGTAATATGCTGGTTCTCCGTTAAGAGATTCTGTAAGAACATTGTTAAGAAACAACTGTCGTGTCTCTTCAAAGTTTGTTTTTCCTTTTGTTTTGTGTAAAGATATAATTTCTCTCCTGAATTTATCTTTACCAATCTTTCCTATATCTTCCTTCAATTCTGGGCAGGACCCATAATACTTTTTCCAATCACTCTCTTGCTTTACCTTTCGTTTCTTTCCCTTTGGGGTCCTAAATGACCAAAAATACTTTCTCCCAATGTACTGTCGTTGGTTTGTGAGATTGGTAATGAGATAAACAAAGCCAAAGTAATCCCCAACATCGCAACTATCAAAAGCTCGTTCCAAGAAAGTCCAAGGATTTTCATAATCGACCATTCATATTTTCCATAGTCTAGCATATTTAGACAAAAAAAGAGACCCTAAGGTCTCAAAATATATTATTCAATCTAAAATCCTCCTGCATATACGTTTACATTCGTTTTGTTTCAGTGTATCGCACTCGATTAAACATTCGTAATAGTCGTTAATTGCTTGATTGTCCACCTCCGATGCATCTAATGTAGATTCAAAAGATCTCCACTGATCTAGTTGAGATTTTGATAGTAAGTTGTGCATATTCATTCTCCTGTAAAAAAGTAGATCCATAATGTAGACAAGAGAGAGTCATCTTAACCTCCGTTATTCTGTACTATGTATACAGTTTGTGTGTAAATCAATACATTTTAGCAATAAAAATTTATGCCTACGAGTTTATACTCATAAAAAAAGACCCGAAGGTCTTAAAATTATTCAGGTTTAACTTTGAGTCTTAATACGTTATACCTCAAAACTTCATGAGGCAACCAGGGTTGAGGTCCAAATCTTAGCAATCTAAGATCACTTTCAGACAGTTCGACAGTAGTATCTGACATTAATTTAATTGCCCATTGTTGCATCATAGTTTAAATTGTGAGAACGTATCTGCCTTGACATCTTGCTTGATGCCTCCAACTACATAAGACTCGACTTCCGTCTCTTGTGGTGCCACCTGGAGACCCTTAGAAGAGATCCAGTGCTCTGTCCAAGGTAGTGGATTATTCTTTGCTGGAATATCGTAGGTAGGTTTTAGACCAATAGACTTCATACGACGATTTGCAACCCACTCAACATAGTTCTTGAGTAGTTTATCATTCAAACCAATCATCGAACCATCCTTGAACAGATACTCTGCCCACTTCTTCTCTTCATTAACCGCACGATCGAACATAGCATACGTCCACTCCTCTTCCTCCTTCATGATCTGCTTCATATCAGGATCATCACCCTGCCTCCACTTATTCAGAATATTCTGAGTGATTGCTAGGTGTTGGTTTTCATCTCTTGCAATGAGTGAAATAATTTTTGCTGATCCTTCCATGAGCTTGAGTTCACCAAAGGCGAAACTACAAGCAAAACTAACGTAGAACCTAATACCCTCAAGAACATTAACGTTTGCAACTGCTCTGTAGAGTTTACGTTTGACATCTTTGATTTCCCATTTGGATGAAGGTGAGTCTCTAAAATCTTCTTGCCACATATTACCATTGCCCCAAGTTTGGGCACTATTGATAAAGTCATCATATGCACCTGTAACACTCGCAGCACGTTCTAGGATGCGAGGATCGGTGACGATATTATCGAAGATCTCAGAAGGGTCTGCATAGACATTCTTGATGATATATGTGTATGAACGACTATGGATCATCTCCATAAATCCCCACACTTCCATACAAGCCTCTAGTTCGGGTAGACTGCAATAAGGTATAAAAGCCATCCCAGGACCACGCCCTTGTATGGAGTCAAGCATAATCTGATATTTGAGGTTGCTTGTATAGATATGCTTTTGTTCTGGACGAAGTGTTTGATAATCCCCACGGTCTTTCTGTAGTGAAACTTCTTCTGGTCTCCAAAAATATCCAAGTTGTTGAGTTGTTAGTTTATCAAAAATTGGATACTTATAGGAATCGTACCTTTGAACTCCCAAAGGTTTGCCAAAGAACATTGGTTGCTTCTTTGTATTTACTTGTTCAGTATTGAAGACAGTCATGCCTTCAACTCTAGTCTTTGATTCTTCTACGGATGACATCTTAAACTGCACAGGATTCACACTCTCCCTCCTCGGATTGACTTAATTCTTCTAAGATTGTATTTAATTGTTCTTTTTTGTCTTCATCAATTTCATCAGTCTTATTATCATAGGTGTTTTGATAATAAGAAGTCTTCCAACCATACTTGTATGTAGTTAGAAAATCATTTGCCATGACAGAAACTGGAACTTCATTGTCAGGATAGTTCTCAGGATTATAGGACCAGTTACCAGAAATTGCTTGGTCGAAGAATTTCTGCATAACAGCAACAATTTTGATATAACCAGCATTATCTGGCATATCCCATAGTAAAGTATAGTTGTTCTTCAGTGTATTGTATTGAGGAACAATCTGCTTAAGAGGTCCTTTCTTGGATTTTTTAACGGACAAGTATCCTCTAGGTGGTTCGATTCCATTGGTTGCGTTTGACACAACGGAACTGCTTTCCGAAGGCATTTGTGCGGACAGAGTGCTATGCCTGAGTCCGTGTTCGTTGATAGATTGCCTAAGAGAATCCCAATCATGCTGCAATGCAATAGAAGTTACTTCATCTAAATCCTTCTTATATGTATCAATAGGAAGAATTCCATCAGAATATTTTGTTCGTGAGAAACTTTCGCAAGCACCCTTCTCCTTTGCAATCTCATTAGAAGACTTCAGTAGGAAGTATTGGAAAGACTCAGAGAGTCCATGAATAGCATCCCATGCCTCTTGATCACTATAACTAAAACCAAGTTTAGCAAGGTAGTGTGCAAGTCCAATAAAACCAATTCCAAGGGACCTACGTGCCTTTGTAGCAAGTTCTGCAGCAAGGATAGGATACTTCTGGTAATCAATGAGTTCTTCTAGACCACGGACGGAGAGATCGCAAAGGTTCTCTAGTTCAGAATCAGACTTAACTTTACCAACATTGATAGCAGACAGAATGCATAAAGCAATTTCACCCTCTCCATCAATATGCTGTAGAGGATCTGTTGGTAGAGTAATCTCCTGACACAAGTTACTCATATTCACTTTATCCTTGAACGAAGAGTGACTGTTGCAATGATCGATGTTCATAAGATACAACCGACCTGTCTCTGCCCTCTCCTTCAAAATGTTTAGGATTAGTTCCTGTGCCCCAATAGTCTTTCTTGGAACATCTTGAGCTCGTTCGTAATGAACATATATGTCGTCAAATGTATCAGTACCAAAAGCATCATAGAGACCTGGTACGTCATTCGGTGAGAAGAGGCTAATCTCTCCATCCTGGATGAAACGTTCGTAGAAAAGTTTTGAAATCTGGATTGAGTAGTCAAGTTTGCGTACCCGATTGTCTTCTGTGCCTTTGTTGTTCTTAAGAACAATAATATCTTCTATTTCTTGGTGCCAGATTGGGAAGTGGACTGTGGCTGAACCTCCACGAATCCCATTTTGAGTGCAACATCGTACAGTTGATTCAAACTTCTTAAGGAACGGGACAACGCCTGTGTGTTGTACTTCACCACCTCGGATGCGACTGTTGATACCACGGATTCGACCTGCGTTGATACCAATACCCGCCCTTTGTGCAACGTATCTGCCGATAGCCATATCAGAACTAAAGATGCTATCGAGGGTGTCATCAACATCAACAAGAACACAGCTAGCAAATTGTCGAAGTGGAGTTCGCACTCCTGCCATGATAGGTGTGGGAATGTTGATTTTGTGTTTTGAGATTGCGTCGTAGTATCTTTTGACATATGAAAGTCGTGTCTCCTTAGGATATTCTGCGAATATCGTTAGTGCAATCAAAATGTACATAAACTGAGGTGTCTCAAATACCTCAGCATTACTTCTATCTTGTACTAGGTATTTATCTACAACTTGCCTCAACCCAGCATACGTGAACAAATAATCCCTATCATGGTAGATAAAGGAATTTACTTTTTCAAGTTCTTCTTCAGTATATTTTTGCAGCACTTCTGCGTCATATACATTGTTATCAATACCATACCTAATCTGCTCTAGAAGGGTAGGACTTCTTTTAAAGTTCACCGCAAGTTGCTTACGGATAGAGAATAGGAGCAATCTTGCTGCTGCATATTGATAGTTAGGATGCTCTAGATCGATTAGATCTGAAGCAGAACGAATCAAAATCTCTTGAATCTCATCAGTAGTAACACCATCATAGAATTGAATTCCAGATTGGATCTCTACTTGACTAGCAGACACACCAGAGAGACCCTCACAGGCAGCCTCTACCATCTTGTGCATCTTTTCAAGGTTCAGTACCTCAATAGTCCCACTACGTTTTTTAACCTTGATACCGTTGCTCATATTCTCTTCCAGGTGGTAAATTTTAATTTTGCTTCTAAACCAGAATAAGTATTTAATTCTATCAGATTTTGGACATCGTGTCCAGCAAGGACCATATCATTTATGTCCTTTTCATCAATATGTGATGGCCAAATGACTATGGAGTCACCACTATCGATTGTTCGACTGATTCTACTGAGGATTTCTCTATTACGTGGTTCGTTATCGTAGATCCAAACAGGATTGCTAATACCCCAATTACTGATATCAAGATCAGCTCCGCACATAGCAATTGAGTTGCGAATAAACGTGCTATCGAATGGTCCCTCTGTAATGTAGACACTGCTACTTTTTGTGATGTTGTCGAGTCCATATATTTTCGGTGCTCCCTCTTTAAGCATTACAGTAATATATTTAATAGATTTGGAATTTAGACTCCTACCTTGGAATCCGATGAGATCTTTGTCGCAATATAACGGGATGATGATCCTAGGCTCTTTACCCATATACCCGTGATCCAATCCCTTAAACGTATGCACAAACTTATCAAAGTTTTCTGCATAATAAAATTTGGTGGGATCGATCTTACGATTTTGAAGATAGGTTCTAGCAACTTCCACCTCACTGCATAGAGGAAGAACGATCCTCTGTGCAAACTTAGGTTTTTCAAAAACAAACTTAGGTTCATTAGTTTGCATCCCACGTCTTCCAGTTTTTCCCTCCTTAAACTTCTCTAGACAATAACTCTTATGCAGAGCAACATCCATATGCTTAAGAAAATTATTCAACGATAAACTAGCACCACAGTTATGGCACTTATAGTTAGTATCATTTTTTACAGAGTATAGATAACCTCTCGTTTTACTCTTATTCTTATGGGAGTCTCCACAAATGGGACACCTAAAGTTAAAAAGATTTGCCTTTACTCTTTTAAATTTTTGTAGTCTTACAGAAACTAGGTTAACATATTTGACATCAATTTGATCCATTTACGAAAGAGACGATTTCTGCTTCCACCATATTACTCGCATTTGCTGCTGGTGTCAAGAATCTAATCATTGGTGGGATCACTTGTAATACTGCTACAAGGGTTGCAAGCACTGCTCCTGCACCCACAACAAACTTAGCATTGGTATCTACCTTTTTCTGGATCTTGCTGATCCTAGTTTGAACCAGTTCATGATCCTTGTCATGTCTTTCCTTCATCTCCTCAAGCATACCGATAATAAGTTTATCGGAACGATCAGATTCATCCAATCTATTTTCATGACGCTCCAAGATTATAGCAACTCTATTGCTATTTTCTGAGATTGTACCTACTGCTCTTTCAAGTTTGTCAAGCATCTCTTTAGAGAGATCTTCATAAATGTCAAGTTTAGATTCTAAAACTGCTAATCTACCAAGACCAAATGCCATATTAGTTATACCTTTTTCTTATCTAATGATTTTACCCACTGTTTATAAGTCTTTGGGACTTTTCTATAATCTGTGTTTCCACGTCTCTGAAATTTAATCAGAGGATCATAACCTGCGGTTGGTCCTGCTGCAGCAGAAGAACCAGTAAATCCACCAGAACCGACTGCGATCATTTCACGAATAAGTTGTATGAATCGATCAGTCTTTTCCATTATCGTTGTATAAGATTTGTAATTTTTCTAATGCATCAACATCACTTTCAATATCATGAATATAACATTTTGGATACTCTGGCAACCTATTTAAAAAGTGTACAAAGGTTTTTGTTGTTGACCAAAGATCCTCCTCAAGTTTATAGAAGAGCATTGGTGTTGTTGCATCATCAAATATGTTATACAAAATGATGAAGTGATTAAGAAGCAAATGTACCTTTAATTCACCAGTGCTCTTATATTTCCTCATGAGCCGTTTAATGTACTTGAAGTGATTCAAGTCACGATGGAAATCATCTTTAGTAATGGCTTGAGGATTCTCATAATTTTTTATAGCAAATAATAAAAAATTTTCCTCATTCAATTCATCAAATAACATATCTTAAGTTATCAGCTTAGTGGATCTGCGTCATAGATTGGAGCATTGCCAGTAGTAATACCAGACATTGCAACTAGAACTTCTTTCTTAACTCTGTAGTTACCATGAGTATCGTTATAAGTGGTAACTCCAACCCAACCAACACCAGTCTCGAAGACGGTTCCATTTGCGTTCTGAGCACCTTGCGCTGCTACACCGTAGACATAAGCATCAGCAGTGCCACTAGAAGACTCACTGTACTTAACGTCTCCAACAGTGTATGAAGGACACTGACTTGCAGAGAAGTTAGTGGCAGCAATTGCAGCACCACTAAGACCTGCAGTAGATGCAATTGTTAATTGTGTTGTGCTCTGAATAGATGCTACGACAGCATCACCAAAATAAACACCAGATACGGGATCATCACCAAATCTGATGACATCACCTGCTTGAATAGATCCAGCATTACCAAACCCAGTGGTGGAACCTGTCACAACACGGGTAGTGTAATTAAGACTAACGGTGCCAGCAGAGGTTACATTATCACTATTTCCCCAAAGTGCCATGTTTCTTTTCCTTTGAATACATTTGCTATTAGATATTTATAAAAAATGGAGACCACAAAATGATCTCCGTATCATTTATTTTCTTATTTATACTTATTCAGCAGGTGCGTCTTCTCTTGCAAGAATTGCTTTAGAGACAACCTCTAGAAGCTGATCATCCATATCAGTCTTGGTCAACTTAACTGCTTTAGCAAGAATAACAAGACAGATCTCAATGAGTTTCTCACCGAGTTCTTCATTTTCTGGAATTTTTTTGACAGCATCCGAGATTACCTTTGATGCGAGTGGTAGTAAGAATGAAAGCATGATAAACCTCAAGTTGTATATTCTATATATTCCAATTACTTCTTCTTGGTATCTATGATTGCACCTTGACCATGCTTGGCACGGATTTGTGCTTTCACTTTTTCGACAGCAGACATACCATCATACTTTGGTTTTTTCTTACCAAATGTATTGGGTGTATTACTGACTGGTTTCTTATAACGATTGTTACCATCAACACCACCACGTTCCATGCGACGGTCTCTTAGAGAATCTGCACCTTCTTCATTAACAACTTCCTCATACTTTACATGATCTTTGGGTTTCTTGTAGTAAGCGGGACCAGCATCAGGCATGATCTTCTTGCTTTTATCAGAACCCTTTACCTTGATTCTCTTCTCTGCTTCATCAATCTCAACTTCTTCTTTTGCAACTTTACTTAAAGACTGCTTTCTCTTCTGTGCAATTTGCTGGTCAACCATTGCCTTCTTTTTCTGGAGAGCAATTTCTTGAGGAGACATTTCCATAGAAGTCTCTTCACTCATACGGTTAACAACTTTTTGTGCTGCTTTTTTAATTATACTTTTAACACCTTTCTTTGCTTTTTTAGGTGCTGCTGCTGCAGTTGCTTTTGCCTTTTTAACTTTATCACCAGCAGTTTGTGCTGCTTCTCTACCTTTATTGTAAGCAGCAACTTGTGCCTGAGCAGACTTTAGTCTTGCTTTCTTACCAGTAGACTTAAGTTTTTGTCTTGCAAGTCTACCAACTGCCTTCACCATACGACCAGTAGAAGTATCTTTCTCATGTGGTTTATCGGTATCATGACCAAAAGTTACTGTTGCTTCAATAAGTGCATACTCAATAGCATCTTCTACATCATATACATCAAATCCTTCCTGAACCAACTCGTCATACACAGTATATGCAACAAGATCTACTTCATCCATCTCGGTGTTTTCTAAGATTGAAACTTCCTCAGAAATCTTAGGATTGATCTTAATAGTATTCTTTACGTTTTTTTCTTTTACTTGCTTCTGCTCTTCACTATCTTCACCAACAACTTCACGAAGATCATCTCTCCAGTTTGAATATCCTTCACCAATCTTAGTAGTTACTTTCTTTTTACCATCGGGACTAGGAACAAATTCTCCAAATTCACCCATGGATTTATCTTTTTTATTGACATCACCACTTACATTGGTGTCAATTCTTTTAACTGCTTTCTTAACAGCACCTTTAAGATCTGTAGAAGGAACTTCTACATCAGTACTCTTCCCTTCTTTCATTGCTTTGGCAATTGCCTTACGACGTTTTAGAAGATACTTATCAGTCTTATCAACCTTCTTATCATTATTCACATCAGAATCTTCTTGTCCTACAGGATCAAGTTGCTTTTCCTCAAAGTGAGGGTTCTTCATTTGAGGACCCTTAGCAAGTTCTTTACGTGCCTTCTCATTATTTGCCTGACGTTTCTTCATATCGGGTTCAAGATATGAATCGTCCTTTTTCTTTTCAGCAATGGCTGCTACCTTCTCAAGATATACTTGAGAAATATCGTTAAGAGGATTCATTGACATGAGTATAAAATGTTTTACTTTTTAGCCTTATACTTATTTATGAAATTCTTAATAGCACTAGTTCCAGTCATTCTCATCGTATAATTTCTATTTGCATCAGTTCCAACTTCCCTCTCTGGACCAGATACACCAGAAGGACCAGGATAATTTACAACTGCTTCCATCACATCCTTAATCCAGGACTTGAACATATAGTTCTCTTTAGTAACACAAATGAGATGATTAGTTCCTCTACGAATAATCTCACCAACCAATCCAGTGTTTAGATTCTCTACAATATCTCCAAGACTAAAAATTTTCCCAGAGATATAGTTCTCACGAAGTCCTTTATGATCATACTTAGGAGCAATTTCCCACATCTCTGCAGTAACCTTTTGCTTACTCTTCAGTTTCATACCAGTACGAACTGCGTTGAAGAGTGCTTTAGTATCACCATCATCAAGTTTCTTTGGTGTTCCTCTACGGAATGAATTAAAGTCACCATCAATAACTGCCTTACGCATCTTAGATGCAGACATCCCTTCTACACCTTCTGCATCTGCATCTCTTACACCAGCAGAGATGACACGAATCAAATCAAACTCATAAAGTTCACCATTATATTTCTGAGCAAGATTTTCAAATTCTGCTTGTCGATCTGAACCAACAACGATATTTACATTCCCATATCCATCTTCATTTGCTGCGACAAGAACATCAAAGATATTTTTCATTTCTGGATCATTGACAATGTTCTCTTCATAGTCAGAGAACATCTTCTTCATAAATGAAATCTTCATATCAGGGTCAAGAGGATTCTTCTTTGGATCCTGAGAACGTGAAGGAAATACTTTATAGTCTCCACCAGTAGATGATTTCTTTGCCATACTCAAAAGTTTTTCATGTCCAACTGTTGGTGGATTAAATCTACCAAACACTATAGTTAGTGTATCAGACTGTTGCTCCTCACCTTCTTCTGGTGGTGCTTCTTTCTTAGAACTACCTTTGGGTTCTTCTTTACCTTGCTTATTTTTAGTTTCGTCTTGCTTCTGTGTAACCTGATTAGTATTCTGGTTGCCGTCCCTTTCACCAACCTTCTGATTTTTATTATAGAACTTCAGTTTGCCACTTTCAGTTTTCGCAACAAATTCTCCACGGGAGTCATACCAACCACCATGTCCATCACTCTTAAGGTTGAGTTTCTTTGCCTGTGCTGAGGCACCCTCACCTGCTTCTTTTAGGAACTGTAGAAAACTTTTCATTTATGTTATTAGTCCTTATGTATTATTTATTCCAATTTCCAGTACGGGGCTGACAATGATGATCTAGAATTTGCATAGAGATAAAAATCCTCGCAAACTTGCTTCTGTTTTTCAGAATTTGTTATACCATTGATAGCATCTATGATTGCAATACAATGGACTTTTGAATATAACCAAGAATCGAATTGTTTTTTCTTAGTCTTCTCTACTTGCAATTTAGCAAACTTTTCAACTGTGTATCCTGTTGCATATTTTTTTAGACCCTCACTAACATATTTTACAATATCTGTTGGATCTGACTTTATCTTTTTGGCATATGTAGTGTCTATCTGAGGAACACCATGCATCTTGAGAAGAAGGTTAACTGGTCCTAAAGATATTTTTCCTTGATTTGCCTTTTGACCTTTCACTTCACCTTGCCATCCAGTTAATGCATTAGCACCACCAAAAGATCTAAACTGAATCTTTGTACCATCTTTAAAATTCAAATACGTGTCAATACTATCATAATTCATGGTGAAGTTAGTGAACTCTTTTTCCAGAGAATCTTTTTTATCGTAATTAAGAACCTTTAGATTAGAAGTTCTAGACATCTTTTTGAGAGAAACTCCAAACATCTTTGGATCGGATGGATTGATTCTTTCATTCATACATTGATTCAATCCTTTGATTGATTTCTCATTTTCTAAACAGTCAGGATTGTACTTTGGTGTTGTTGCATATATGTCTGCTGGAGACCACTTATTAATATCAATTCTTATTCCTTCAATCTTTTTAATTCTTTTAAATTGATTTTCAATATGATCTACTGTCTTTGATCCCCTATGAAATACTATTCCACTTTTAATACCTTTAAATTTCTCCCATAACTCATTGGCACCCAGGACTGACGATTCAATCCAATCATCAGGAAGTTCATTCAAGATCTTCTCAATATTTTCATCTATGTCAAACTTATCTTTATTTGCATTAACATTATCTGGAGTAATATCTGAGTGCGTTATCTTTCTTCCAAGACCAAATGCTACTGCAGCATAAACTGCTTGTGCAGATTCTGCCATTTTAGTGACAGCTGCACCAGCACCAGATCCACCACCAGATTTTGGTTTGAATACAATATTTAAGTATGTGGAAGAACTCTCAGATACCTTTAGACCTTCAAAAGTAGATCCAGGAACTTTGGTTTGTTCTACCTTTATACCTTTCTTAGCAAATGCTGCTTTAATTTCTTCCCTTGCTTCCGATCTTTCTTTAGTGCGAACATGGAGGGTTGTAACTCTAGTTCCAGCACTCTTTACTTCAGTATCATAGTCCTGAAGAATATCGTTAAGGGCAAGTAATGTTTCTGCTACAGTTGCCATTTTTTTTATTTTTATTTATGAACGATGCTAGGCAGCCTTTGCTCCTGACTTATGACGTTCGGTTCCCTTCTCATCAGTATATGATTCTTTCTCCCTTCTAGGAGTTACATAACCTACACCAGGAACTACACCAGTCTTACCAGCAGCTCTGGCAGCATTTCTATCTGCTGCTCTCTGTGCTGCTCTCTTGCGATTGCGGTCATAAGAACTCATTGCTTCGTCAAAATGCTCATCAGCTTCTAGGATAGCATTGATCTCCTCTTCTGTAAAGATGCCAGTTGCTTCTAGTTCTTCTTTTTTCATCTTAGTTTTGCTGTCCATTGCCATACGGCGTTTGAACTGCTTATCTGCTTCTTTGTTATCACCACTGTGTTGGGCACGTTGATCATTATCATATGCATTTCTCTTTGCCCTATCAACACGCAGTTTGCGCTCAGGAGTCATTGGCTCGTATCCTTCTGCCTCAACTTCTTCATTTGCTTTATTCAAAGTCTTGGTGATTTTCTTGGAACGTTCCATTGCCTCTGGACTTCCATCACGTCCAAGATTACCTGCTTTACGGAACATCTTGTTCTTAGGGAGTTCTTTCTTCTCCTCATCCATATGGTCAGCAGACTTGTACATAGGACTACCGTCCTTCTTTTTCATTCCTGCCTTATAATTCTGATATGCTTTAGTATTACCTTTCTTATCAGCAGCAGTGACAGTATACGTTTCTTCTACGTTGTCAGTATAAACCGCAGAATATGCTTCAGAAAGAGAGTTGAAAGTCTTGCTGTCCATATTAATCTAGATACTTTTTATTATTTAGTCATTCAGAATCTGAAGAATCATCCGAACCCTCTTTTACTTTATTAAAACCAAATGGACCTGCTGCCTTTTCTTCTAGTGCTGCCTTCAGTGCAATACCACCAACTGCTTCCATACATTTAAGAATATCTTCTGTCTTAGCACCTTCACCAAGTTCTCTGGCAACGTACCAATACTTTGGCCAGAATGTTTCACCTGCTTTTTGATAGTCGTCTAGTGTAAGTAATTTCATTTTCCTGATGTATCGTAATTAAATTTGTCGTCTTCGTCTTTTAGTTTACGTTGACGAATACCTTCATGAAGAGCAGCAATTGCTGCCTTAGTCTCAGGAGTTTCTTCCCACTCCCATTGCTGTTTATGCTTGTTCTTAAATGATTTTTTACTCATAGGTTTCATACTCCATTAGAAGATAGTTAACATTTAAAACAACTCTTGTTTGTTGGTCCGTACAAGTATATCCCATGTGTTTAATTCTACCATCGAAAATAACTAGACGATTAAATTCACTATTAAATTGTTCTCCAGTTTCAAATTCAGTGAATCCGTTGTTGGTGTTGCAATAATATATTGCTGTTCTATGTATTGAACCAGGAAAAGTCCAATCAGTATGATATTCTCCGATAGGTTCATTAATATCTCGCATCAAATTTAGATTCATTTTTGATCTAAGGAGCAAGATATTTTTGTCTGGATAGAGTCTCTCTATTCCATTCATAACGGAACCAGTAAAGGTATTATGCCATTCACTGATTATACCACGATTTTGTTTATAAAGTGTATGCGTAAATTGACCAAATGTTTTTAATTCTTCTTCACGAGTAATGTATGAATTCCAATACCAAGGAAACTCACTATGTTCAAGAGCAGATGCTATAGCAGAAGAATCTCTCGAATTTAAAAAATTATCATAAACTTCAAACATTATTCATTTCCATCCTCCCTTTAGAACCCATTCGTCATGGTATTGATTGTTCCAATTTTTACTGATCCCGTAGGATGGTTGAATTACTTGCTCAATGTACCTACGATTTTCTCTGGCAAGATTTAGACTCTCTGCTTCGAGAGACTTGACTCTTCCATCAACTTGAGATGCCCACCATACTGCACCTGCTCCCTGAACCAATAGGAAAGAAACAATTGCAAATGGAACTTTTAAATCTTTCACAGATCTCCATCTTTACGATTTTCAGAATAGTGGACATCAAACTCACCACCAGGATAACGAGACTTGAGTTTATCCACGTTCATCTCAATGACTTCATCAAGAGAAATATTCAGACCCATACATGCCTGAGCAACATACCACATGATGTCCCCAAGTTCACGTTTTAAATGAAACATATTCTCTTCATTTACTGGTTTGCCTTGGAAGATAATCTTCT